TTGATAACAATAAGTACATAGTACTCGACAATGGTATAGGTGACCACTACGCCTTCAAACATATACTCGATGAACTGATAGAGAGGTATGGTAGAAATAATATAGTCATCGCATCATGCTTCCCGGACGCACTCGCCGACTCCGGCGTTAGGCAAATTAGTATCGCGGACGCTAGTAATTTATTCGGAGATATAACGAGATTCAACATATACCACTGGATGTGGAAACATCAGTGGAACAAATCCATCGTGGACGCATTTAGGAGCCTATACTTATGAGCATACTGATATCTCCATTCTCAAAACCGATGCGGGATGGAAAAGAGAACCCGAAGAACTATCCCTACTGGGATGAGGTCGTCAAAACGCTAGTGGAGAGAGGCCATGAAGTCTCCCAGCTTCAGTATGGGAGTGAGTCAACCATTCCGTCATGCCGAGAAATTGTTCATTATAGTTCAGTGCAGATTGTAGAGATGCTCGTTGATGAGTGCGACACCTACATCGCCGTGGACAACTTCCTACAACACCTGGCGCACTACCGAAAAAAATACGGTGTGGTGATTTGGGGCAAGTCAGACCCCGCGCTCTTCGGATACCCAGAGAACACCAACTTGCTAAAAGACCCTAAATTCCTTCGGAATCATCAGTTTGAGACATGGGAGGCCGAGCAGTTTGACCCGAACGTATTTGTAGACCCACAAATTGTTATTGAGGCGGTAGAGAAAATCATAGTTTCGAAAACCTGATATATATTTATAGTCGAATAATCATAATCAATTTTGGAGGTCGTTATGGGAGATGAAGTAAAATTCACGCAAGAAGAACTAAACGCAATCGCAGACCTGCAGCGAAGAATCGGTGAACTCACATATAAATTTGGTAATTTGTATCTTGATAAAGAGGCCATCGAACTTCGTATGACACAGAACGCGGTTGATTTCGATACTGCAAAGAAAGAGTTAGACACAATCCGCACTCAAGAGAGGAATCTCGCTAGCACATTTCAACTAAAGTACGGTGAAGGTCAATTGAATCCAGTAACTGGTGTATTCACTCCAATTCCAAAACCGCCAGTGGCATAAGGATGCAGTACTAACTCACATAATGGAGAAACAATATGGCGGAAAAAATCGTTAGTCCTGGCGTATTTACGAGGGAGAAGGACTTGTCCTTCATCGCACAAGGCGTATCAGCGATTGGTGCATCAATTATCGGGCCTACCGAGAAGGGGCCGGCGCTTGTACCGATTCAGATTGATGGTATCAATAGTTTTTACGCTAAGTTCGGCCCATCGTCAGTAAATACCTATGTAGCTCGAACGGTGGAATCGTATATGGCGAACGCGAGTGTAGCAAACATCGTTCGTGTACTTGGCGCAGATAAATGGAATACTAATATCTTCGTTCTCGTTGGTTCGGGTTCGAATATAACAAGTGGCACGGTCGCTGCGTTTGCACAAACCAGTGGAAACACCGTAACGAATGTGGCTATAAGTGCAAGTGTTAATGGTGGAGGCAACTTCGTTATTAGTGATGGTACAACTGCATATAGCGCATCGCTTGATATTAAGAGTGCTAACTATATCTCGAAGGTATTCGGGACCAGTCCGTTTGGTTCAAAGAAACTATACCTTCTCTACTACAATCCAAAACTATCGGACAACTTTAGTGGTTCCACAGGAACAGGTATTACCGGTAGTGTGACAACTGGCACCGCGTATCAAACAGCAACGGGATTCAACCACGGTACAACCCCGTGGATTCAGTCACAGACACTCTCTGGTGTAAAGAGTAACTTGTTCCGATTCCATACACTCGGTGATGGTAACATCTCTAATGACGAAATCAAGGTTGGTGTTCAAGATATTAAGGCTGGAACGGGTGCATCAAACAACTACGGTTCATTCACGGTAGTAGTTCGTTCGGTTAATGGTACATTCAGTTCACAAGACCTTGACCGCCGTCCAGAAGTCGTTGAAACATTTGCAAACTTAAGCCTCGACCCAAATTCATCTAACTATATTGCAAAGAGGATTGGCGATAGGTACACTTCGAACCAGGTTGTTGATGGTCTGAATCGTATAGTCGCAAGTGGTTCATACGCAAACAATAGCACACAGATTCGTGTAGAGATGGCAGATGGTGTTAGTGTACTCTCCCCATACGCCGTTCCTTACGGATTTGCGGCATTACTTCAACCGGTGCCAACGGGTATCTCGTGGCCTGCAGCAACGATGGTCACTACACAATCAATTGATGGTGTGTATGATTCCCGCAAGTTCTTCGGATTCGACTTCGAGTATCCAGACAATATGAACTACTTGACCGCGCCTCCGGGAACGAATGGTGGTGCTGGTTCAAACGTGTCATTCAGTCTTGACGATATAGTAGTTGGAACAAGTCTTAGTGGTGCCCCATACTACGGTTCACTTGCAAATGTAACGGGTTCATCCTTCGCAGCTCAGAGGAAGTTCATCGTTCCGTTCCAGGGTGGGTGGGATGGTATGGTTCCAACACAATCAATCGCTGTTGGAGAAAATATCACGAACACAAACGTGTTTGGATTCAATTGCAGTACGGCTACATCAACTGGTACTACTCAATATAAGAAGGCCCTCGATGGAATCGCAAGTGCGGAAGAGATTGACACTAACTTGGTTGTCGTACCTGGTATCATCTACTCCTTGCACACAGCCATTGCAACTTATGCTAAGAACATCTGCGAAACTCGCGGTGACTGCTTCTACATTATGGACGGACTTGAAATTAATGACACCGTTCTTGAGGCAATCAATGTGATGGACTTGTCTCCGGGTCAACTGGATAGTAACTACACGGCCGTCTACTACCCGTGGGTTAAAGTAGTTGAGTCCTCAACGAACAATCAGATTTGGGTTCCTCCATCCGTAATTATGCCGGGAGTGTATGCATTTAACGACCGTGTATCTTACGAGTGGTTCGCCCCAGCTGGTTTGAATCGTGGTGGACTTACCGAAGTAATTGAGGCAAGGACGAAGTTGAATCACTCCGAGAGAGACGACCTCTATGAGGCGCGTATCAATCCGATTGCAACCTTCCCCGGACAAGGGGTAGTTGCGTGGGGTCAGAAAACGCTTCAGGTGAAGCCGTCTGCGCTCGACCGTATCAATGTCCGTAGATTGCTTATCAATCTCAAGAAGTTTGTTGCGTCTACATCACGCTACCTTGTGTTCGAACAGAACAACTCGGCAACTCGCAACCGATTCTTGAACATTGTGAACCCTTACATGGCATCGGTACAGCAAAAGAGTGGACTCTATGCGTTCAAGGTAATCATGGATGATACGAACAACACACCTGATATCATTGACCGCAACATCATGTACGGTCAGATTTACTTGCAACCGACCAAAACGGCGGAGTTCATCGTAATCGACTTCAACATTCTTCCTGGGGGAGCAACTTTCCCCAATGCATAAAGGGAATTTTTAATTCGTCCGGTTGGATAAAAATTAAAGTCCCTTATACTTATGTATACACGGTATAAGGGACTTTACTATGAACAAATTATCTGGGCAATTACCATCTCGGTCTTTCAAACACAAATGTGAATGGTGTAATAGTGAATATCTGGGAACGAAATTTAGTACATTGTGTTCTCGTAGGTGTATGTATGAGCAACGCAAATCAAAAAATTGGGAAATTGTAGTTTGTAAACATTGTGCGATTAAGTTCAAGAGAAGAAAGAATGAACGACATGCTAGAACAGGAAAGAAAAGAATGTTCTGTTCAAGTGCGTGTCATCTACATTCTGACTATCAAAAACAGAAAGTAACTATTTGGGCCAACTCACCCAAAAATCATTGGAATAATTCCGAAACACAAAAGAAAGTAAAAGAAACCAAATTAAGAGTACACGGTGATGCCGGATATAACAATCAAGAGAAATCACAAGCAACGATGATGGGTAGATATGGTGTTCACTCACCATTTTGTCTACCGTCTGCCCGAAGTAACGGACACCGAATATCAAGCGTCCAGCGTCGTGTATTCGAAGAAGTAAAAAAGAAACACAAGGACGCGATTCTTGAACACTACTTGTCCGATGTAAAATTAAGTGTGGATATATTTATACCAGAGACTAAACAAGTAATCGAGGTGTTTGGCGATTACTGGCATATGAATCCAAAGTTGTATAACAAACATGATTTTAATATCAACACCAAATTGACTGCTGAAGAAACTTGGAAAAAAGATACTGCGCGATTAAACAAATTACAATCCGCTGGATATGACGCGAGTGTAATTTGGGAAAATCACACTCATACCACATAAGTTTGACTTGTCCGAGTTTAAAGAAAATTTGAGTGCATACTCGGAGCACTCTCAAAACAAACAAGGAGAACGCACATGTATAAAAATAGCATTATTGTGCTCGTAAAAAAGGATGGACAACCACTTCGTGAAACCGATGGGAAGTTCGTCTACCTACCATTCAACAGTGAGTATTCACTCGAAATAAAAAACCAAACATGGAAGCGAGCAATCGCATCTATCAAAATTGATGGAACGGATGTACTCGGTGGTGATGAGATAATCATACCTGCCCAAGGGTCAGTTCCCATTGAGCGTTTTATCACAAATGGAGATTTGTCCAGTGGTAAGAAGTTCAAGTTCGTTCCACTCTCGGACTCTAAAGTTCAAGACCCATCAAGTCCGGAGAATGGACTGCTTGAAGTTGAGGTCTGGTTTGAGAAACAACCTGAAATCACTATATCATACACCCCACCTACACCACTTAGACGAAGAGATTCGGGATGGCCCAAACCATACTGGTCAGACCCAGATTGGTATGTTTCGACTTCAATGGGGGCGATGAGTAATGAAGCGAGTTCTGTGACATACGGCGGTAAGGTAACTTGTATGTCATTCACCAGCAACAACATAATCCCCGACAGTGGAGTCGCGGGCGCAACCGTTGAAGGAGGCAAGTCCAATCAATCATTCGTAAACGGATACTTTGGACAGAAGGACTATCCATCCGTAGCATTCAAGTTCTGGCTAAGAGGGGTAGCACAAGAGGTTACTTCGGAGGACAAATTATACTGCGTAAGTTGCGGTAAGAAGTCGCGTTTTGACTACAAATTCTGTCCCCGATGTGGTGCGCCTATTCAAATAGCGTAAGGAAAACAAGGGAAATTCGCACTCTTCGGGGTGCGAATTTTTTGTTCATCTCATATTTATAGGTGTATGGAAAGAAACATTTTTCAAGTGACCGTGATATTTATTTGAGATAGAGTGGTATGGAGATATCAGGTGTTTTACACAAAGTAATGGGAGAACAATCGTGGCTATAATCGACCAGAACGAAATATTCGGTGTGGCATTCGAACCAAAAGTAAAGGCCCGTTTTATTATGTACATAGAAGGAATTCCGGCGTTTATGGTTCATGCAGGTAGCCGCCCAACAATCGCGTTTGAGGACATTACTCTTGACCACATCAATGTTAAGAGAAAAATCAAAGGTAAGGGCGAATGGCAAGATATCACAGTCACGCTCTACGACCCAATAGTTCCATCCGCTGCACAAGCAGTTATGGAGTGGGTTCGATTGTCACACGAGTCTGTTACGGGTCGTGAGGGATACTCGGACTTCTATAAGAAGGATGTTACCATCAACGCGCTTGGACCAGTTGGTGACAAGGTGGAAGAGTGGACACTGAAAGGTGCATACATTAAGCAAGCTCAGTTCGGTGATTGGTCGTGGGCAGAAAGTGCGGTTGTTGATGTTCAATTGACGATTCGTTACGACTACGCAATCTTGCAGTACTAATTTGAGAGACTGAACTATGAGTACATTTGATATCCGTGAATGGAAAAAGAAGCAATTACTAAAAGAGAGTGTAACGCCACCAGATAAGGAAAAACTCGCTCTCATAAATGTATATTATGACGCCTATTCAGCCGCAGATTACTATGAGAATGAGGGAGAACGCAAGGGCATTAATCCAAATCCATATAAACGAAAAACAAAACACGCTTATGACAAATTGTCGAGTAAGTATGGTAAGAAGTTTGCCGATGAAGTAGTGAAGTTCGCAGAAGATGAATATGAAAAAGCAACATACGGTCACGGCCCGGGTGGAGGTTCGTTCCTCAAGAAGTATGGTATAAAACCAGTGGATTTGGACTTGGATTAGGAGCGTTTTATCATGGAAATGACCGTTGAACTTGCTGCGAAGTATGGAAAACAATGTGCGACCGATATGGTTAAGTGGGCAAAAGAAAAAGAAAAACTGATAGACAATGGAATAGGTAATAAGGGATGGGTAAAGACCATAGAAACAAAATATGGAATAGGCCCAAGTTCGTTGTAACAATGCAGCCATCAGAAAGTCTCCCATCGTCCCTCGGTAGGAGACTTTCTGTTCTTAAGGGTTTCGTAATGGTTCATACATTCATTTCAAAGGAAAAACAAAATGACAGAAACGAAGTTCGCTACGGAAGTTCTTGAGCTACCGTCTCAAGGATGGTTTTATCCGACAGACAACCCACTCTCAAAAGGTGTGCTTGACATTCGGTACATGGGCGCAAAGGAAGAGGACATTCTCACATCTACAAACCTCGTAAAGAAAGGCGTGGCAATTGATATGGTACTGCGAAGTGTCATTGTCAGTCAAATCAACTATGACGACCTTCTCATCGGTGACAAAAATGCGTTGATGGTTGCTACACGAGTTCTAGGATACGGCAAGGACTACCAAGTTCAAATGACGTGCCCGGTATGTGAACATAAACAGCAAGACACCATCGACCTCAGTGCCCTTGAGCATAAGACGGTGGACTTCACGGGTCTACCAAAAGGCATCAATGAGTTTTCTTACGACCTACCGTCAGGGAACAAGATTACATTCAAGTTTCTCACGAGCAAAGATGAGAGTGAGATTGAAGTCGAAGTAAAGGCTATGAAGAAGATGAATGACCGATATTCCGCAGACCTTAGTACCCGCTTGAAGAAGGTTATCACATCGGTTAATAGTAAGAGGGATATTCAGTCCATTGTTAACTTTGTTGACAAAGACATGATTGCAAGCGACTCTCTCGCACTTCGCCGCCATCTTCAAAAAGTTCAACCTGGAATTGATATGACATTCGACTACGAATGTAAGAATGGGGACTGTGGATATGAGGAACGCTTATCGGTTCCATTGACCGTTGAGTTTTTTTGGCCTGGCGGTAACAGATAAAATCCTCCTTCACCGAGAATTATTCACTCTCATCATGGCGTCAGAGGGTGGATTTGACTACGGTACTGTATACGATATGCCTGTTTACCTTCGAAGGTTCTATATGAAGGAACTTGAGGACTGGAAGAAGAGGGAGGCAGAGTATGCGAAAAATGGTGGAAATACAACACCGCCCAGTGTTCCTAAACGACCAGCCATTGCGCAGAAATAGGACTCAAAACTACTCCAAACAGATATTTATTGATAGTAGTTTGCCGTCCTATTTTCATTTTAGGGGTTCATATGTCTTACACCAAAATTGGATATCCGGTTAGGAAGGGAAAGAACAATCCTAACTTTAATAGAAAACATACTCCAGAAGAAATACAAAAACAAAGAATAGCACAATTAGGAAAACGTCATATTAAAAAGTTTAGAGGTTTTCCTGATGATGGATATGATGCGTATTATAAAAAACCATTTCGAAAACCATCATCTTCTGTTGGAGTGAATAAAGGTAAGAAATTTTCTATCGAAACGCGCAAGAAAATGAGTTACTCTCGGATACGATATATTAAAACAGTAAAACCATCGTTTATGACTTCTGTTTCTGGAAAACAATTCCTTGATGCGCTCGAATGTCGGTGGAATGTTGATATAGAAAGAGAAGTAGAACTGGATGGTCGATTTTTCGATGGTCGCATTGGAAACTTGTTGATAGAAGTTGACAACTCGTATTGGCACTCATTACCACATAGAGTGCTGGTAGACCAACAGAAGAACGAGATTGCAAAACGGAATGGATATGAGTTACAACGATTTATAGTAGAAAGTTCAAAGGATGTAAAAAGAGTCATATCAGAAATTGGAGAATCTCATGAGTAAGAAACCCCTCAACGAAGGTATCGCAGAGCGACTACTTACCGCAATTTTTGATGCGGTCGCAAGGAAGCGAACGAAGATGATTACGAGTAAACTATCATCAGACCCTGAGTTCCTCAAAGCGGTAGAGGACTTGGAAAGAATCAGAAAAAGTATGGAAGAACGAATAGAGAAACTTCGAAAACATGACCCCAAGTTCGCCGAAATTGAACGCAGAGTCCAGAATATGTACAAACTGTAAGTTTTACTGAGATACTTATATGGCCAAAAAGAAAAGTAAGGTATTTGAAGAAGAATTAAGTGGTATTGAGGAGGCCTCAACTCGATTCGTTGAAAATTCAACAAAACTTGCCGAGACCTGGGCCGAACTCGAAGATTACGCAAAAAAAATTAGTTCGAGCGAACGAAAATTCCTTGGCAGTTTGAAAGAAGAGTTGGTTATACAAAGAATGGATACGGTTCTTTCATCTAAGAAATTAGGTAATGTCGAAGAGCAAATAACGCTATTGTCCGATGTGTTATCCGTTGAGCGTAAACTCTCGGCAGAAGGGGCTAGCATTCTTACTCAAATGAAACAACAAGTTCCTTATCACGAAGAGATAAGTTCTATTGAAGACCGGCTTCTCAAACTAAAAGTCAAAGAGGAGTTGTTCAATAAAAATAATTTGGGGTTAAAAGAAAATCTGTTCAACTCACTCAACAATGAAGAAAAGGCTATGAGAGCAACCGCCGAACTTGCGTTGGAAAGATATCAACAGATGAGTGCGACTAAAGTCTTGATGGATAAACAAAGAGAAACCCAAGAACAGATGTTAAACTTGTTTGGTTTGTCCAGAGACCGAGTTGTTGAGATAGGTCAAAGCATAGACAAGGCATTGAAAAGTCCTATGCTAATAATGCTCGGACTACTCGCACTATCCCTTGCAAAGTGGAAAGAAATGCAGCAAGCCGGTGACGAGTTCCGCAAAACCACAGGTCTAACCGTATCGCAGAGTAAAGAAATTGTAGTTGCCGCCGAAAGTGCGGCCCGAGAACTTAGACCATTGGGTGTTGGATATGAGGATGCCTACAAATCTGCACAAGCATTATTTGAAGCTGCGGGTAACACAACTCTCGCAACGAAAGATAATGTAAAGGCCGTAGCCGAGTTGTCTGCGAAATTCGGTGTCGCCGAAAGTGACTCCGCTGAGTTTGTCAAGAATATGACGCTTATCGGTAAGGGAGATGTGATAGGTCAGATGAGTAAGGATTTGGAAAGTATGGCCAAGAGTTCGGGCGTGTCTGTATCTCAAGTGATGAAGGATATCGCCGAGTCCGCAGAGGGGTCGTACTCATTTATGTCGCAGAATCCAAAGGCGTTCCTCAAGACCGCCGTAGAGGCGCGCAAACTCGGTATGAGTATGAAGCAAATCTCTGATATCACGGATGGACTTCTTGATATAGAGACTTCTCTCAATGCAGAGATGGAGGCCCAGATACTAAGCGGTAAGACGTTGAACCTTGATGCAGCGCGTTACTACGCACTTATAGGTGACCAGGGTAAGGCGATGGAGTCCGTACTCGGTCAGGTCACATCTCTCGAAGAGTTCAACAAGATGGCACCTCTTGCACAGAAAGCCTATGCATCAGCCGTTGGAATGACCACGGATGAGTTTGCAAAGATGGTTATGCTCAGAGACAAGGAACGGAGTATGACGCCTAAGGAGAAGGCTGACAGAAAGGCGTTAGCCCTTATTGATGATGATATTCAAGGTACAATGAAGAAGATGGAGAACTCGTGGAAATTGATAGTGAGTGATGTGTCGTCAATTATGTTACCAGTAATGCAGATGCTTGCGCCTATATTTGATGGTATATCGTCGGCTGTTAAAGGTATCCACGGATTTTTTGCAGAACATGATATAGTTGCGGAGTGGGCAAAGTGGATAACGATTGGTAGTCTTGCCCTCTTGACTATTTCGAGAGTTGATTGGGTCGGTAAGGCAAAGGGGATTGGGACATTCTTTGGTGAGAGTATTAGTAAGTTTGGTCGCTCGAAATCCAATACACTGGGAAATCTCGCAGGGAAAGCCGCGGAGAGTGTGACTGGGAAACCCCCAACAGATATTGAAAAACCTATGGGCAGTTTCAGTAGATTTATGAGGGATGTAAAACCAGCGAATATGCTCGCCGCGGGTGCCTCCATGATTTTGGTCGCCACCGCCGTATACATTCTCGCTAAGGCTATGCAGCAATTCAGTACCGGTGTTACATGGGATGGAGTCGCAAAAGGTACGGTAGCAATGATTGGTTTGACTGCGGCGATGTATGGTATCTCCAAAATAGGGGGTGATGTAATCGCAGGCGCAGTTGCACTCGGAATAATGGGTGGTGCATTGTATTTAGTTGGTGCCGCACTCAACTTCTTTACCAAGATTTCATGGGAGGATATGGGTAAGGCAGCAGTTGCACTTGTAGGATTCTCGGCCGCGGTGTTTGGACTCGGTGCATTGATGTTCACTGGTGTAGGTGCTTTATTGTTTGGAGCCGGTCTTCTTGCAATCACTGGTTTAGGTGTTGCGATGATGTCTCTTGGTGCCGGTATGGCAATGATTGCAATTGCGGCCGACCCCGTTCTGAATTTCATTAAGGGATTGTCCGTAGTGGACTATGGTGCCTTACTGCAAACTGCGGGTGCCCTTTCCGCAATTGGCGCCGGACTTACCGCTATGTCGTTTGGAACTGCTGCCGCAGGAGTCGTTAGCGCACTATTTGGAACTGGTGAAAGGGGGCCGGCCACCGGAGCGAAGGATAAGACAGATATAGTAATCGAGCGACTCGATAAACTGATAGAGACGATTGCAAATAAACGCTCAGACGTTTATCTTGACGGTCGTAAGGTGGGAACGCAGTTGGCCGACCTCAACCGATAAGGGAGTAGCATATGGCGATTCCATTAGAGAAGAGAAAAACGATATTCAGTAACGGTGTTCCGAAGTTCACCACGGTTCAGACGGAGTACAAGTCTAACCTTGCGAAAGATTTTGGCGGACAACCTACGCCAAGTTTGATACCTATTCTAACATCCAAGCTCGGAACTACCGCAAAAGGCGTTGGTAGGTATGACCCTCACGGACTACAGGCACCACCGATTCCAAAGACATACCAAGAGATAATCACAATCGGAAAGAATACCCTTGTCCAGAAGCTTAACGACTACCCCTACATAAAAAGACGCAACGATATTCTTCAGATTGGTGACTCCCGTGGTAGGGGCGAGAAGTATCCACCCGAAATACTACTTCATGGAACGGGAGGTTCTGGGTACGCGGGTAGTGGGTTCGATGATGGGTTTGTTCGCGGTGGTATAGTTCAGTCAACTGCGATAGCACTTGAGGACATCGCCCGAGTAGGTAACTTCCTACTATCAGGTAAGGGTTTACTATGGACTCTTCGTGAGCAAGGTCTACAAATGACTAACGCACGACCAGAGACGCGGTTGTTCAACCCAGTTACTATGCTACTAAATGTAGGCGGTCAGCATCTCGGTATCCATCTTCCGAGGCATGGACTCAATCCATTCACAGAGGGGCAAGGTCTTGGAATCCTTGACTTCGGATACAACACATACTCTACCGTAAAGGACTATGACGGCGAACTTGGAAACCGATTTGGGGTCATTCCGTTTAATGCAGTACCTCGTTCAACATCACCGGGAGGCCCACAACCGAAACTACAAGATATGGTGTCGGAGATGTTTCTAGGCGACAAGTCTATTAACCTATCGTCTGTAAGTAGTCTGCTCAACTCAATACTACCGTCAGGTGGTAGTAATATATCTAAGTACGCACCACCGAGAGATAGGGCAGCTGGTGGTGGGGAGGCGGAAATCAACACCATTAGTTACCTCGCGGCTGGGAACGCCCCGTATGGAGGATTCAGTTTATTTGGTAATGGTATCCACCGAGCAACGAACACTATATTGGATTCGCAGTACCCGCGCGACATTACACCAGAGAGTCCCTCACTCAAGAGTTTGATAGACAATGCACAGAAACTTGTCAATGGGGCATCCATTGGAAATGCGATTGCGGGACTTACGAAGTCTGCACTAAGTAACTTAGCATCAATCACGGCAGGAATCGGTTCAGGTAAGAGTGCGGGTGCTACGGAGGTTCCTACAAAAGTTCCAGTCGGTACATCATTCCCAATACCTAACCCCGACTTGCTGAAAGTATACAAATCGTTAGCGTATGGCGAACTTGGATTAATGTCAACTATGTACATAAGTACTGACAGAGATACTCTTGCGGGTCCATCTCAAAACTATGGAATATACCCGAAGTTAGCAAAGCGAGTGCCATCAAACCGTTCGCATCTGATAACCAGTAAGTTTACTGACCCAGGCAATCCATCCGGTGTCTCGCCAGATGCTACAAATGCATTACCACGCGCAATAGGCGAGAATGGGTCGAGATTAGAAAGCCCGCACGACCTTGTACCACTGATTTTCTATGATATCAAGAATGATGAGTCACTTGTGTTTAGAGCAGTACTAAGTGCTATCACTGATACTATTAACCCCGAGTGGAATGAGTATAACTACATCGGTAATCCGCAGACGTACTACACATACAAGCGAACGACTCGTGACTTCGGATTTACCTTCAAGGTCTACACTGATACTGAGCAAGAGCTACGATGGAACTGGATGAAGATAAACCGATTTGTGGGGATGTTATACCCGAGTTATACAAGTTACAAACGAATGGTTGGCCCTTTCCTCAAACTAACCGTGGGTGACATAGTTAGTCAGGTGGCCGGGTACATTTCAGGTCTTACCATAACGGTAGACGACAACACTCCGTGGGAGATAAACCTATTCGACAATGAAACTCTTGCACGACTACCACACATGGTGGAACTTGGAGTAACATACCGTATAGTAGGCGATGAACCACTTGAGTCAACTACAACTAAGTTCTACGCGCAACGTAAAATGGGTAGAGAGAGTTGGACATGGGATAACTGGTTTGGTAAATTAGAGAAACTTCAGCCCGCCGGGCTTCAGACACCGAATCTTAAACCACCGACACAAATACAAGGAGTCCCAATTCCTTAAGGAGTAACCGATGGGAGTAGACAGATACGCAAATACGGAAGTAGTCAAGGAGACATCAACTGGTAAAAGGAACTACATGACTACCATATTCCCAGTTATACCTGTCGCGGATAGTGATGTGTATATAATTACTCGTGATGGAGATAGACTGGATAGTCTCGCACACAGAGTCTATGGAGACTCTACCTTATGGTGGGTTATTGCCTCGGCGAACGGTATCTCCGACTCATTCTTCATTACTCCCGGAACAAAACTAAGAGTGCCTACTGACATTCAGTTCGCACTGAGTTATGTGCGAACCATTAACGATACAAGGTAACTATGCCAACCTTAATATCACCTATACCAGATTTCGTGCAGACTGAACTTGCGCGTAGACGAAATGCTATATCGTCACCACTCGCAAGTCGTGAGCAATTACTATGGAACTATGGTAAGACTCCGTGGATAAAGATGCAGTCCAACGCCGAGTTCTCAGCAAAACACAAAACCAAACCATCATCATACACGCTCACATCTGCGTTTGGTGCCGATGATACATTAAAATTTGATGACGCAAACACTCCACTTGAACTCAAACCGCGACCCGGAATAACCAGTTTGTCATCTACTATTAAGGGTCATCTCGGCATTATGCGTGAGGTCAATGTAAAGTTTAAGGCCTACACCCTTCCACAACTTGAGCTACTTCAGGACTTGTTTATGATTCCCGGAATAGGTGTGCTGGTTGAGTGGGGGTGGTCTGCCTCGGATTCTGAAATACTATCCATCGACCTAAGAAAAACTTTGCCGAAAGGTGAGTCCGATAAGTGGTTGCGAGAAACTATAAATGGTAACGGTAAGAAATCAGGTGAGAAGGATTACGTTGCTGGTCAAGTCAGAAAGGGTGGTGGTCGGTACGATGCATTGTTTGGATTGGTGTGCAACTTCAATATAACATTCGTGGATGATGGTACATGGGACTGCGACACAACTATTGTTGGGCCTGGTTCCATGACGGTTGACATAAACTTGAAATCCACAGGCAACGCACTCGACAAGAAACTTACTGAGTTTATAGAGAAGGAAATCAAGCGAGAGATGAGTTGGCCCGGTACACCGATGGATAAGGGTGAATCAAAGTACGCCAAGTGCGGAACCTTCAATGGCATTGAGGCGAAGATGAACCTTAATCCGAGTCTAAGTGAGCAACAGCAAGAGAAACTTGATAAGGATGCCAGGGACTCGGAGGCAAAGGCAGCAAATAAACCACCACCAACAACCGCACCTACCGCGATAACATCCAACACAAATATGTATGTGACATGGGAGTTCATAGAGTACACCCTCAACAAGTTCTTCTCTACGGAGGAGCAGTCCAACTTTGCAAAACCATTCTTGCAGAGTGGTCTGAGCGCCGTGGATTCCAGGATTCCTTGCAACTCATTCTCCGGGTGGCCTGACGATGGGTGGTTGTGGAGGTCGTTCAGCCCAACCGATGTACTGATTACGGGTCATCCACCGAGTCTTGACGCCGCAAAAGAAATTTCTATATCCGTAGACAACACGAAGAAGGAAAAAAGAGAAATTCGACCGTTTGACAACTTCAAGGATGAGTCCGGTAAGGCTTTGCAGTATGGTGATGCGGGCGCCGTGTGGATAAACTGGAATGGGGTCGTTAAACCGGCGTTTGAGAATAGTGAGACTATGCAGGAGGCCATTAACAAAATTCTAAACACGATGAACAACGCGGCTGGTGGAATATGGGACTTGCAACTGATGTATGATGGTGGTAACTACAACGCATATCGTATAGTCGATTTTAAGTGTGCGTATGGAATAGCAAAGGAAGCGGCTAAACCATATGTGTTTGACTTGAATATGAAGAATAGTATGGTTCGTGCAGCCGAAGTTTCTATGATAATTCCTAGCGCACTAAAGTCAACCGTTATGATTGCATCAAATGCCCCACCCGGTGTAGACTTAGAGTCGGCGGTTGCTGACCGCGACAAGGTTGGCATATTTAAGAGTCTTACGAATGGTGTGACTGATAGGTTTGCTGCCCAGATGAAGTCACCGAGTGGTACGCCAGCTGGGTTAGGCGGTGGCGGAACTATGGACGTTCAACAACGTAAAGACGTTCGCGCAGAAAAACAAAAGAGTGGACAAGATATACAAGACTTGGTAAAAGCCGCGCGGGCGAAGGGATGGAATGTAGAGTTGTCGGGTGAAGAGAAGAGTGCGGCTATAAATTTCATATTCAGAGCACTGGAGGCCAGAAAAAGTAATGACGGTATAAGTGCCTTAATACCTCTCGACCTTAGTATAACCCTTGATGGTATAGGTGGTCTGACATGGGGCAATGCGTTCAATGTATCATACCTTCCAACTAAGTACAGAGAGAACGCCTTCTTTCAGATAAAGGATATATCACACGATGTGTCGCAAGACGGATGGACTACCAAGATTACTGGTCAGATGCGACCTAAGTATAACGGAACTGCCATCTCTCTACTGGATGCTCGACCAGGAGATAGTATACAAACTGATGGTTCTGTTGCGGCGGGGAAACAAGCCGATGTACCTGATACGGGCGTACCAAGTTCAGTAGTTGATTTTATTGGCAATCAACCAGTTAATCCGGTTACCCCACGATTATGAAAACTCTAAACCTATATACTAACGGCGCGAAGTTCTATTTGAGTAGTACTACTACTGAGTACACTGGTTACTACAACATCACCGAAACTGGTACTATATTAACCGGTCGCGCTCCAACCGATGAGTCAACTGAACTTATTCCAATACCATCGGAGTCAGTTCAGTACAATAGTATAGTCACTGATGAGTTACCTGAACCCATCACCATCTTTGTGCCATCTCCATCAACCTCAGACTATAAGCGTGGGTGGTTCAGTCGGTACTTCGCTCGACAAGCAAATGTCCTTGACGCAACCTACTATGAGATTGATGAGGCGCAGTTCACCGGTATAGATGGTGGACAGAAACCGTTCTATGTTGGCGTACAACTTCGGTGGAAAATATCAGGTCCAGAGTATGATGTGATAGACAATTTTACTATGAGAATTATTGAGCCTGGTGTATTTAATACAAATGATAGGTCTATTAAATTACTTGAGAGCTCTCACCCGTTATTGAAATTCCGACTCCAAAACCTCATAGAGTTCTGGAACGGTCAGTCAGGCGCGTACTTTGCCCCACCGCTTGTGGAAGAAAAAAAGAACCCGAACAAACTTGTGTACAAAAAGGCAGATATCTCTTGATTTTGTCAGCTATTCTTCGTATCTTAGTACTAACAGTTATGGAGATTTTCAATGGTTACAATACTCACACCCGATGACAGAGAGTCATTTATACGGCGACTCGACACCACCGAAACAATCATCATTCCGATTCTCGCAGACGATACTGCACACCCGTGCGACAACTTGCCATCGCTGGTGTACATTCGTTTCCTTGATAACGGAGATGAGTTTGTAGTACCGCACAATCACTCCGAAGTCGTGTCCTGGCCCTGGACATATAACGGGAACGCATACAAGTTCGTCCCCAACCGCAAAGAGTTCCGGCACTTATTCCCACTATCCAAAGTCATTGATGTAAACCTATTACAATATGTGGATAGTGGTATACCCATTGACCTGAAACTTATTGATACGAAGGCCCACACCCTCATCAAGCGAAACTACCCTAAGCGATTCATCAATGTCAATCGCATCATTCCTCTGTCCAAGCATATCGAGTCGTGCCAGGTTTTATCATCGAAGATGCTTGAGGTAATCGAGGCGAACCGCCTGAACATAGATGACCCATCCTTTCAGTTCCTAAACTACAATGCTACTGATGTATTTCAGCAGATTGAATCCTCGGGAATCCACAAGGACGGAAAGTTGGTGTACTCGGAGTACAATCTGTTCACTGCAACCGGTAGACCGTCAAACCGATTCGGCGGGATAAACTTTGCGGCCCTCAACAAAGGGGATGGTACACGACTTGCGTATACAAGTCGATTTACGGTCGGTATGATGATTCTGATTGACTATGACGCCTACCATTTACGACTTATCGCAAATCTAATAGGATATAAGTTTCCGCCGGGAAATGTCCATGAGTTCTTAGGTAAGATGTACTTTAAGACGGACACACTCACAGAGGAGCAGTACAACGAGTCCAAACGCATATCATTTCATATGCTGTATGGTAGTGTCTCGGATGAGTATAGACATATACCCTTTTTCGATGCCGTCCGGATATTCGTTGACTACTTGTGGATTTCATTCCTCAAGAACAAGTATATAGTGTCTCCGATAGGTCAGCGAAAACTCTATAGTAAGAGTATGGAACTTATGCACTCGTCAAAGTTGTTCAACTACTTCATTCAGTTACATGAGACTGAACACAATGTAATGACTCTTGAGAAGGTTCTGCCTCTGTTCCACGAGCGCCGGTCAAAGTTGGTACTATACACCTATGACTCGATTCTCATTGACTTCCACCCGGAGGACGGACTTGACTTCATCCGTAAGGTAAAAACTGCACTGGAGTGCGAAAACGAGTACCCCGCGAAGGTCTATGTTGGTAGCACATACCACGAACTCACCAATGTCACCGACCGTTTTCAGTCTCTTTGATATTTATTAGGGAGACACCACAAATTCGGAGGCGCTGTATGAGTAAGACTATTGATTATGACCAAGTTCTGACGGATGTGTCGGCATATATACCCGATGGTATTGTTGACTTCACCAATCCAACGCATATCCGCGTACTTCGTGAGGCATTGGTAGAGCTCGGTCTTGATGAGGAGTTCATCAATGAGTACTCAAACGGCATCTATCAAGTTGCGACACAACTGCATGAGAAGAAACCATCCGCGAAACTGAAGGCTCGTCCTAAGACTACCAATAAAGGCGAAACTGGCGCAGGCGCAGAAGCTCGCAAGAAACGTCTCGACCATATTGCGTTTAGATACTATGGTAGGGATGGGAAGGTTCTATTCAAGTCATCAGAGGACAAGACTCGGTTGGAACCACTTACAAAAGACGAGAAGGCGAAGGCGCAAGCGTCCGTAGACAAGAAGGGTGGAAACCCCGGAGAGAAACCCACCAAAACACCTGGACAAAAGGTTCCCACACCAAAGAAGGGTGAAAGACCATCCGCGCCATACTTACAATCGGCAGAAATATCACAAGGCATCTATCACAACGAATATAAGACGATAACTGCACCCACCGGAAAGTCTGTCGAGGTTCGTCAGATTGTTGATGCCACGGGACAACCAATTGATGTGTCTACACCAGAAGGTATCAAACAAGCGCACACGGTTCTAACGCAACGACTTGAAGGGTATCGCGGTAAGGTGCGGTTGGCCGCGGTTCTATTAGACGATGAGGCTAAACTAACGAAATTCAAGCAGAAACATCCCGATGTGAAGAAGGAGCATCTTCAAAAGTGGATAGGTGAAGTTGGTGAAATGAAGTCTCTGCAAGAATTACTGGGTACGGGTGTGCAGGCGCATATGCTAACTGCGTCTGCACCAAAGAACGATATTGTCGCCTTCATAGGTGACCAAGAACGCGGATTGAAAATGGCGTTCTATAGTGTCAAGTCCACCAAGCAAGGTGAGGAACCGAATCAACTTGGCGCGAACATTCGAAAAGATATAAACGGATATCTCCATGATGCAGAGAAACAAGATATCCCAGTAGAGATTGCCGGTAAGCAGTATGAAGTGGATGCCTCTGACTATGTAAATATGACAATGGATATCAAATCGCACTTCTTCAAGGAAATGTCCCGTGGTCATGTTGGTCGTGATGGTGTAGATGTAGCGCAGATGCCTAAGACTTCGTTCTTGCCTGGATATGAAAAGGCCCTAGTTAAACTTGATGGTAAGAGGCGCGGTTTTGAGAAGCAAGGTGATTACTTAAAGTATAAGAAGGTCGGTGAGGAAGATGTAAATAACCTCTTCGATAAACCAGAAATTGACCAGAAGATGATTAAGGAGTATGAGCGTCTTGGTGTCCCCGTGAAGAACTACGAAGGCACCAAGGCCCTTCTCCGCGCACAACTTACTGAAATGGTTCGTGGTGGTGATGTTAGTCTCGCCCACCTTGCTGGTTGGATGGAAAAGAATATGGGTGAGGCGATGGAAAAGACTGGTGCAACTGCGCAACCATCATCTGACTTGATTGCGTTCCACATGAATACAAAGACTGGGTTCGATGATAGTTCAATTGGAATCATTACCGCCGAAGCCGCCGCGCAAGAATATACTCAGAAGTATGGTGATTTAAGTAAGTTGTCCGGTTTAGATAAGGTTAAGAAAGTAATTGGGTTAAGTCAGCGGAGTAGAGGTGTCGGTGATGTTAAGAAAGGCACTGGTTACATAGACCCCATAGACAACGGAGTACCTACCGTCAAACTCATCCATCGTGAGGTTGGTATATCCGATTACGTCAAGACAATCGCATCACAGAAACCTTAAAAGAGACTGCCGATGAATACGCAACTTTTATGTTCCTTCACCACTAAGGCCAAGTTACAAGACACTGTAGACCAGATTCTAAAGACCTACTCTGTAGTCTTTGACAAAATCTTCGTCTTAAAGAACGTAGACAACCCAAAGGAACTGATGTGTACCTACAACATTGATGTTACGTTGGGCCCCCCTCCAACTATGCTGGAGAACACCATCTCGTTACACCGCAAGAAGGAAACTAATACTCTGTATACTATCAACGCACTCAACTTTGTTATTTCATTACTGAATGATGGTAAGGTAGACAAGTCCTTCCCTATGAAGTGGGAGAACTATCGTAATACAATGTTACTCACATCAGATGCGGGACTTAAGCAAGTCCATACAGAAATTTTTGAAGTCATAAAGCTTGTACACGACCAGAAACCCGAATAAATATATTGAGTCTATCAAACTTAATACATCTATGAAGCCTCACATATGATACCCCAAAATAAATCCTGAATGTGACACGATTTTGAGCTAGCTCGGTGATATGTATTAATACAACTGTTAGTTGAAAGCGGTTACAGTCAGTTGTGTAACATTAAATACTATGTTACTATAACTAATAAAGACTACACTGCTTAGATACTTAACAGATAACCAATAAACACTTAACCAATTAGGAGAACCTATTATGGGCCTAAACTTAGAACAAATCCGCAAGCGTCTGACAACCCTCAAATCGCAGACGAATAAATCCAGAGACACATGGAAACCAGAACCCGGAAAGACAAAGATTCGTATTGTTCCGTATAAATTCCAACCGGACAATCCGTTTATCGAGTTGTACTTCCACTTCGAGTTAGCAAAGCGACCTTACCTCTCACTGAAAACATTTGGTGAGAAAGACCCCATCGTTGACTTCGCAGATAAGTTGAAACGGACTGGTGACCAGAACGACTGGAAGATGGGGCGCAAGATGGACCCGAAGATGCGTACCTTTGCGTGTGTCGTTATCAGAGGCAAGGAGCAAGAGGGTGTGAAGTTCTGGGGATTTGGAAAGCAAATCTACGAGAAACTTCTCACCACGATGGCCGAACCTGAGTGGGGTGATATCACCGACCCTCATAGTGGACGCGACATTACAATCGAGTTCAAGACGAAGGAGCAAGTCGGTAAGGATTTCCCAGAGACAGAGATGACGGTTCTGCCTACGCAGACACCTCTGACGAAGGACGATGCGTTGATGACGAAACTTCTGGATGAGCAGAAGGAAATCTTCGAAGTATATCCGAAACCAACATTCGAAGAGTTGCTGGAAGTCCTCGATAAGTTCTTAAATCCCGAAGAGGAGACGGCGGGTGTTGATACCACGCCTAATCCCGACGCGGACGAAGATGAACCGGCAGTCACAACGGCAAAGAAACCTCCTGTCAAGGAAGGTGTCAAGGATGTTGCGAAGGCGTTTGACAAGATGTTCAAGGCCGCGGACGCAGCAGCCTCTGCAAAGTAACTAACCTCTTACCCAACAAATAAACGCGGTGGGGGTAGGGTAAAACCTATCCCCACTCGTGTCTTTCAAGGAGAAAACCTATGCGAAAGAAGAATAAAGTAAAGGGTAAGGGAGTCTCAAAGAAGGAACTTGAATTTGTAGCACCGTCCACTAAATCAATGGATGATGCTCCGCGTGTTCCTATCGAGAGAGACAAACTCGCCGCCGCAATCGCGGAGTCCATCAATTCACAATTCAAAGAGTTTAAGGCCGTACACTTCTTAGGTGGAAACGACACAGAGGCCTCCGATGTGTACGAATGGATATCTACTGGTGATGACATACTCGACCTACGAATCGCAAACCGCCCTCATGGTGGAATACCCGTTGGTAGGATTACCGAAATAACGGGTCTTGAGTCGTCTGGTAAATCACTAGTGGTAGCGCACATCATTGCTGAGACGCAGAAGAAGGGCGGTATCGCAGTTCTGTTTGATACGGAGTTCGCCGCGTCACCACAGTTCTTGGACGCAATCGGAGTGAATACCGTAAATATGCTCCATGTTCAGTTGGAGTGCCTCGAAGATGTATTTACCTCAATGGAGAAGATGATTATGGACGTTAGGGAGAAGTACCCCGAGCGCCTACTACTCATCGCAGTTGACTCCATCATGGGTGCGACAACGAAGATTGAGATGGAGCAAGACTACGATAAAGAGGGATGGGCAACTGCGAAGGCAATCATCATGTCGAAAGCTATGCGCAAACTCACCGCGCTGATTTCCAAGCAACGCATCGCACTCGTGTTCACTAATCAGTTGCGTGACAAGCTCGGTGCTATGTTTGGAGACAAGTACACCACATCTGGTGGCAAGGCGCTTGGGTTCCACTCATCAGTCCGAATCCGCCTCGACAGAACAGGTCAAATCAAGGTCGGTAAAGACGTACTCGGAGTCACCATTCGTGGTAAGGTTACGAAGAACAGAGTAGGCCCACCGTTCCGTACATCAGATATGAACATCTACTTCGACCGTGGTATAGACCGCTATGGTTCGTGGTTGAACGCACTGAAACTTGCGGAACTCGCAACCGTTACCGGCGGAACCAAACCAAAGGTCAGTATCAAGGGCGGTATCGAAGTGTCTACGAAAAAGTGGAATGAGACGCTCACGACTGATACCGAACTACGAGAGAAACTATATGGCATGCTGTGTGACGCCTTCATTATGAAGTACAAGTCAAACTCTGAAACTCTGGACAACGTGGAGATTTCAGACGATACATCGGAGGAATAAGTTATGTACAGACATACAATACACGGACACATTCAAGATTACGCCGAAGGATTGACATTTAACTCGGCGCAAGATATTGCCTCATTCAAGAACTGCATTATCACAAGTGCCTACATACCAAACATAGACGATGTGAAGATACATATTTCTGGTGATGAGGTGGAACTTCATCTTATCACAACAGTCAAAGGAAAGTTAGTGGATGGTAAGTTAGCGATAGGTAACTGATATGACTACAACACAGCGGCACAAAGAGTTGTTTGAGGAATTGAAATCCAAACTCGGGCAACTTGAGAATGAACCTCAGTCGGCGAACTCACGGGTACTGATAGTGGATGGACTCAATACCTTTATCCGTGTGTTCGCCGCAGTGCCTGTTATGAACGATGATGGACTTCATATAGGTGGTATCAGTGGATTCCTCCGCTCAGTAGGTTACGCAATCGAAGTAACTCAACCGACACGAGTCATAATAGTGTTTGATGGTAAGGGTGGTTCCGTCAGACGAAAGAAGTTGTTTCCCGAGTATAAGGAACGCCGAACGCCAGATGTACGACTCAATCGCTCCGAAGTGTTCTCGGACAAGACGCACGAAGAGAAGATGCTACGCCACGAGTTGTTCCGCGTTGCGGAGTACCTCACGCACTTGCCGGTTGTAATGCTAGCACTTGAGAATGTAGAGGCGGACGATGTGATGGCCTACATCACCACCAATGTACTGCCCGAGAGTAAGGTTACAATTATGTCCTCAGACAAGGATTTCCTACAACTCATCAACGAGCGAGTGGAAGTGTGGAGTCCCACCAAGAAGAAAATCTACACCGCCGATTTAGTGAAGGAAGAGTACGGAGTTCCGCCACAGAACTTCTGTCTGTTCCGCGCCATCAGTGGTCGTGGTGACAAGTCAGACAACATCGGTGGTATCAAGGGATTCGGTGACAAGACAATCATCAAGAAACTGCCCATGTTAACGGAGAATCGAAAGGTCGAAGTCAAGGAAGTCATTGACGCGGCACAGGCGATGGTGAATCACCCCAAAGAGTCAGACACACTACTTGAACGTTTGTACGATGGACGAGAGGTAGTGGAGCGTAATGTGAACCTTATGCAACTTGGTAATGTAGACATATCAGCCGCCACCAAGTCAAAGGTACTTGAACGCATCCGTCAACCAATACCAACACTAAACAAGTTCGAGATTATGAAGATGGTATTTCAGGACAAACTTTGGGCGGGTATACCTAATATGGAAATATGGTTACGAACACACTGGACAACTATCGACCAACTGGCGCAGTTGTCTCATAAAGTGAAGGAGACTGCAAGTGAGTGAGTTAGAGAGAGACACATTCCTAATCTACGGCCACTCGTTTCAGACGAAGGTGATAACCTTACTGATAACAGACCAGGAGTATATGTCTATGATATTCGATATCATGGACAAGAAGTACTTTGACTCTGACGCCGCGCAGTGGGTAGTCAAGGATATCATGGACTACTTCCAGCAGTACAAGACTTGCCCGTCATGGGAGGCCATGGTCATTCGTATAAACGAGAACGTGAAGATGGAGTCGCTAAAAGCCTCCATCGGTATAATGATGAAGGACGCGCATAGTTACACCAATCACACAGACCTTCCACAGGTGAAGGACTTGTCGCTGGAGTTCTGCAAAAATCAGGAACTGAAGCGCGCACTGATGGATGGAGTAGAGCATCTACAGAAGGGTAACTATGACGCCATCAAGCAACGCATTGATAAGGCTATGAAGGCGGGAATCAAGAAAGATTTGGGTCATGTATGGAAAACCGGTCTTGACTTTAGAATGAGTGAGGCCGCCAGAGTCTGCGTCCCTACTCCGTGGGATGTTATCAATGATGCGAGTGATGGTGGGAGTGCGGGTGGAGACTTGTTCGTTCTGGTCGCACCACCGGGTGGCGGTAAGACATGGGGGCTTGTTGCAGTTGGTGCCCACGCCGTCAAGCAAGGTAGGACGGTGATTCACTACACGATGGAGTTGCAAGAGCCCTACGTAGGTCGCCGGTACGATGCGAACTTTAGTGGTATCTCTGCTCAGAACTTGAAGTATCACAAGGATGATATTGAAGGTATACTCAAAACAGTGGAGGGTCAGTTACTCATAAAGTACTACCCACCGAAAACTGCATCAGTGCAGACACTTCGCGCCCACATCGAGTCGTGCATCCTTCAGGGATATCCACCCGACCTTGTAATCGTTGACTACGGCGACTTAGTAAAACCGATATCTGGTTTCAGAGAGGTACGGCACCAGTTGGAGAATATATATGAGGACTTGCGTACACTTGCGGGTGAGTATAGGATTCCTGTATGGACTGCATCCCAAGCGAATCGCTCCGCTATGGAAGAGGATGTTATCGGTGGAGAGAAGATATCAGAGGCCTTCAGCAAGTTAATGGTCGCGGACTTCGTTATGTCTCTATCGCGCAAGATTCAGGACAAGATAGGTGGTACTGGCCGCTGGCACCTTATCAAGAACCGATTCGGTCCGGACGGTATGACCTTCCCATCGAAGATGAACACATCAACCGGACTTATTCAGTTGTTCGAGGAGTCCACACCGCAAGGACGAGAGGCGAAGAAGGATATGCAGGCGGGTAACATCGGTATGCGTAAGTTGCTGAGGAGACGTAAGGATGAGTTAGAGGATGATAAACCGTCACTTGATATGAGAGATGAACCAGAGGATAAACTTGGTGGGTTTGAGGGCGAAAATGAACCACCTGAACCAGTAGAGTAAGCGGAGAAACTTAATGGACAAATTCAAACTATCGGAGAACTTTATAGAGCAGTACAAAACAAAGCATCCCCCCTTTGGTTTCAATGGGCTTGGCGAACTTGTGTATATGCGTACCTACTCTCGTCTTAAAGAGGACGGTACGAATGAGCAGTGGTACGAAACTTGTAAGCGTGTAGTAGAGGGTACATATAATATGCAGAGGAAGTGGATAGATGAACACGGCCTCGGTTGGAACGCCTGGCAGGCGCAGAAGTCCGCGCAAGAGATGTTCGAGCGAATGTTCGAGATGAAGTTCCTACCGCCTGGCCGCGGACTATGGGCAATGGGTTCACCTATTACAGAAGAGCGTGGATTGTACGCCGCTCTTAATAATTGCGCGTTTGTGAGTACAAAGACATTGAAGGATGATGGAGCAAAACCATTCACATTCCTTATGGACGCCTCGATGCTTGGGGTCGGAGTGGGATTCGACACCGTAGGTGCAACGCAGATTACGGTGAAAGGCCCCAACACCAAACGCGAAACTGAAAATTACACCATACCCGATACTCGTGAGGGGTGGGTTGAGAGTGTACGACTACTGATTGAGTCATACTTCTTCGCAACTGCGCCCATCGTATTTGATTACTCACTTATCCGCAAAGAGGGTGAACCAATAAAGGGATTCGGCGGTATATCCGCCGGTAGTAAACCACTTATGGACTTACACACCGCAATTCGCGGTACACTTGACAGAGAAACAGGTTCACCCATCTCCATTACCGCAATCGTAGACATAATGAATCACATCGGTAAGGCGGTAGTCGCCGGAAATGTAAGACGAACCGCCGAGATTGTGTTTGGTGACGCAACGAATCAGGAGTACCTTGACCTGAAAAATTACACCAAGAATCCTGCCCGAGAGGCCTACGGATGGACTTCCAACAACTCTATCTTCGCTAAGATTGGTATGGACTATGCCCCAGCTTGCGAGCGAGTAGTCAGTAATGGTGAACCAGGATTTGCGTGGCTAGACAATATGCGTGGGTTCTCTCGAATGAATAACGGACCTGATAACAAGGACTACCGAGCGGACGGAGGTAACCCGTGCCTCGAGCAGACATTAGAGTCATACGAGTTATGCTGCCTGGTTGAGACATTCCCATTCAACCACACAACGAAAGAGGACTACCTACGAACATTGAAGTTCGCGTACCTCTACGCAAAAACGGTGACGCTTGGAAAGACACATTGGCCCGAAACGAACCGCGTAATGCTACGCAACCGAAGGATTGGTTGTAGTGTAAGTGGTGTCGCGCAGTTCATTACCAAGCGCGGTGTAGATACCTTGCGTGAGTGGTTGACGGAGGGGTATGACACGATTCAGAACTGGGACAAGGTATACTCGGACTGGATGGCAATACCCCGCAGTATAAAAACCACATCTGTCAAGCCAAGTGGAACCGTGTCGTTGCTAGCCGGTGCAACGCCTGGAGTTCATTACCCAGAGAGTCGCTTCTACATTCGTAGGATTCGACTTGCGAAGTTCTCAACACTCGTGAAACCACTTGAGAAGGCGGGCTACACCGTTGAACCTTGCTATGGCTCAGAGGACACAACCGTAGTCGTTGAGATACCAGTTGATGTTGGTGAGGGTATCCGCGCAGTGTCCGAAGTGTCGATGTGGGAGCAACTTGCGGTCGCCGCGTTTATGCAGAAGTACTGGGCAGATAACCAGGTCAGTGCGACAATTACATTCGACCCAGTGACGGAAGGCCCACAACTCGCACACGCACTTGACTACCATCAGTACCAGTTGAAGGGTATCTCATTCCTTCCACGACACGAAGAAGGGGCGTACCGTCAGATGCCATACGAGAAGATTGACGAAAAGACATACCTCAACAAATTTAATAAACTCAAGAAACTTAATATGTCTAATGTAAAGGGAGAAGAGGCGGAAGTGGACAAGTTCTGTAACAACGATGTGTGCGAGATTCCTACTGCTACCCCTTGACTTTGAACGGGAAATTAGTTATATTATAATACACGCACACAAAGGTTTAGTAACGATTTTTTGAGTAACGCAATACTTATAGTAGGAGTGAATGATGGGACGCCACAAACTACATAGAACGAAAGAAGAACTAGCGGAGATGAATCGTGAACGACAACGCCGATATAGAGAACGTCACAGAGATAGTGTTAACAAAAGAGCAATGGAACGATATTACGAGAAAGTGTCCAAAGTGCGGAAGTCTCGTAGTTCATAAAGGAAAGAACGCGAAATCACATTGTAAAAACGCGATTCATCAACGAAGAACTTGTAATTCATGTTCGCATTTAGGAATCCCGCGAACAGATATATTAGGTGAGAATAATCCATCAAAACGAACAAATGTTCGACAGAAATTAAGTGAACGATTTTCTGGAGAACGAAATCCCATGTTTGGAAAGTACTATAAGGATAACCCAAACTACGGTAAACGAAGAACCCCAATGGTTATA